ATAAACAAAATATTTTATTTGATTTCGGAAAGACAACACAATCATCAATAAACAGAAAAAACTCTTCCAAATTGTAAACAGAAAATCATATAATGGGAAAAATGCCCGGTCCCGAAAAAACGAAGGACGGCAAAGCAACGCCATTGCTCAAATCGCTGCGCGCCTGGGGCGCCAGTTCAAAGGCCGATGCCGTGCGCAAGGGCAAGGCGATCAGCGCGCGCAACGCTAAGAAAAAATCGGCATAAGTTAAAATAAAATCGGGGCGGTGGTATTCGAGGGCTATGGCTCAAGAACCGCAAGAACTCACCTCCGACGAATTGCAGTCGATCGTATCGACGGCTGTGAAATCGTGCGTTGATTTTATCGACAGCGATATCGCCCCATCACGCATTCAAGCGCAGCGTTACATGGACGGCGAAACCGACCTGGGCGTTGAGGAAGGGCGGTCGAATATCGTCAGCACGAAAGTGCGAGATACCGTAAGGGCAATTAAGCCAAGTCTGCAAAAAGTATTTATGACCACTGATAAAGCGGTGGAATTTATTCCGCGCGGCCCAGAAGACGTGGCGGCGGCCGCCCAGGCCACATCGTATTGCAATTATATATTCAGCAAAAACAACGGTTTTCGGCTATTATCAGACGCTTTCCACGATGCGATGGTTAAGCGCGTTGGCATTTTAAAGGCCTATTATGAGGATACAGACCACCAAACAATTCACGAATATACTGGGCTAGACCAGGCGGCATTTGACTTCCTGGAAGGCCAACCAGATCTGACCGTGATGAGCCAAGAGATTGAGACAACAATCACTATGGATCCGGCGTCAGGCATGGACATTGAAACGCCGATTATATCGTGCCGAGTGGCGCGCAAAAAGCGCACTGGGCAAATCAAGATTGACAGCATACCGCCAGAGGAGTTTTTCGTTAACCGCGAAGCGCGCAGCCTGGAAGACGCCTATTGCGTTGTTCACCGCACTGAAATGCGAGTGGGTGACCTGGTGGCATTGGGCTATGATTTTGACGAGGTAGCCGATTTAAGCGCCCTGGGCGATGCCGATGAAACCCGCGACAGTGAGCGCAGCGCGCGCCACGGCTATAGCGTCACGGCTGGCACAGACGATAACGAAGGCAATCAGGATGTATCGATGCGCCTGGTCGCTGTCAGTGAAGCCTATATGAGAGTTGATAGTTTTGGCACCGGGATCCCTAGCCTCTATCGATTTGTGCTTGGCGGCGGCTCCTATACGCTACTCAGCGCTGAACCGATCGACAAGATCCCGTTTGCTGTTTTTGAAATTTCGCCGGAACCACACAGTTTTTTCGGCACCAGTATTTTTGATTTGATCCGAGATGACGCTGATGCCTCGACATCAATTATGCGTGGCATTTTAGACAACGTGGCGATGACTAATACTCCACGTCTGGTTGTGCAAGAAAATGCTGTAAATATTGACGATATTCTAAATAACGAAATTGGGGCCGTGATAAGGGCCAGATCGCCCGGTGCAGTTCAAGATTTGACAATCCCATTTGCCGCCGGGCAGACGCTCCCGGCGTTGCAATACATGGATCAGATGATTGAGGCCAAAACCGGGATTACGCGCGCCAGCCAGGGTTTAAACCCAGAGCAATTACAATCGACCAGTGCAGTGGCCATATCGGCGCAAATGCAAGCCGCTGCCGGGCAAACCGAGGTAATGGCGCGCAACCTTGCCGAAGGCGGCATGACGCAGTTGTTCAAGCTGATTTTGCATCTCAGCATTCAACACCAGGATAAAGAAACTGTGATGCGTCTGAACGGCAATTTCGTTCCAGTTGACCCGTCCTCTTGGCAAGCCGATGCAGATATGACCTGCAACGTGGGGCTTGGCACTGGTCGGGCCGAAGAGCGCCAGGCGGCGCTGCAACAGGCAATGACAATTCAGCAAGGCATCTTGCAGCAATACGGCCCACAGAATGGTCTGGTGATGATGCACCAGTTCCGCAATACCGCAGCCGATCTGTTATCGGCCGCCGGGATTAAGGACGCTGATCGTTATTTTATGCCGATGACGATGGAAAGCGAACAAGCGATGATGGCCCAGCAAGCCCAGCAAGCGCAGCAACAGGCGCAGCAAGGCCAGCCAGACCCCAGTGCGGCATTCCTCCAAGTCGAGCAAATGAAGGCCCAACAACGCGGCCAGAGCGACATGATGAAATTGCAGCTTGAGAGCCAGAAGGCCCAGGCAAATCATCAGCTACGCCAGCAAGAAATGGCGATGAGCGACGATCGTGGCCGTGATCAAATGGTACAGGATCTGGCGGTCAAAGTGGCTGAGATTTTGGGCAAATATGGAACAAGCATCGATGTCGAGCGGGTTAAGGCTGAACAGGCCGCGCCGCGCGAAGGGTTGATGTAAATGGATATCGGAAAACGGGCAGAGCGGGTCAGAGCGATTATGACCGACCCCGTTTTTGAGGAACTAATGACCGAGGTGAAATCGGACCAGGTAGCAATATTCCTGGCACCCGATGCCACCGAAGGCCAAATCGCAGAGGCGCGGCTGCTGATCCGCGCAATGGAACATTTGACCGATCGAATGCAGCGGGTGCTGCACGATGCGCGAATGGCCGAAAGGAAGACCAAAAAAAGGCCGTAGCACCGTGGATACCGCGACTACAGAAATGAATGCAAACGATCACAAATCGGTTGCCGAACATCTCATCATGCAACCCGCCGAGGCACCTGTTGAACAGACCTCTGATGAGGCGGTTGTCGAAGAAACTATGTCCGATGATCAGATCGATCAGCCGGAGCAAATATCTGAGGATTACGAACAAGCCGATGAGCCGGAAGTCCATGCCGAGCCAGAGCGTGTCTTTAACGTAAAAGTTAATGGCGAAATGCGCGAGGTCACCGAGCAAGAACTCACCCGCGACTACAGCGGCCAACAGTATATCCAACAACAAATGCGCGAAGTCGCTGAACAACGTAAGGCCGTTGAGCAAGCGAAATTAGAGGCGCATGAAACCTCGAACGCATACGCTCAGGCATTGGCTGCGGTCAATGAGCGGCTGCAAACTGACGATCTCACACCGCCCGATAAATCAATGCGCGAGACAGATCCAATTGGATACCTGGAAGCGATGGAAGATTTCCGAGCGGCCCAGGCCGAGCGCCAAACCCTACAACAGCAACAGTATCTCTTGCAGCAACAGCAACAGGCCCAGCAAGCGGCCCAGCGCGATCAATATGTGCAGCAAGAGGCCGCAAATCTCATGGAGCGAATACCGATCCTAAAAGACCCGGTAAAAGGCCCAGAGACGATTTCGGCAATGATAAAAACTGGCGCCAAGTATGGTTTTAGCGAAGCCGAAATGAAGAACGAAGTGGATCCCCGTTTCGTTTCTGCACTACACGCTCTCCACCAATTTGAGAGCCGTGGCAACGTCGATACCGCCGAAATGAAACGCGGCGCGATTAAGCCAGGTGCGCGGAGATCTCAGTCAACCAGCCAAGCAAAACAAGCACAAGCAGCGCGTTCACAAATGAAACGAACCGGGTCCACGCAAGATGTCGCGGCCTGGATCATGAACTCAGGAAAATAAGACATGGCTGTTAATAGCAACACGGTACAAACGTATGCCGTAACCACCCTCAGAGACGATCTGCAAGACGCTCTGATTTCGATATCACCCGACGATGCGCCGTTGATGGCGGCGGCTGGCACCAAGGACGTTTCAAACACGCTCTTTGAATGGCCAGTAACTGAGCTTGCATCGGTCAATTCATCCAACCGGGTGATTGAAGGCGAAGCGGCGCCAGGCAACGATGCCGCCACGCTGCCCGTCAGAGTGCAGAACTACGTGCAACTGTCGGACAAAGTCGTTGAGACATCATCGACCAACGAAGCCGTCAACGGTGCCGCCTCTGCTCAAACAATGGCAGAGCAAATGGCTCTCAAATTGCGAGAGTTAAAAAGAGACATGGAAACCATGCTATGCGCCAATGCGGCCGGGTCGGCTGGCTCCGCATCGGCTGCCAGAGCGACCGCTGGTCTGTCTGCATTCTTGATCACAAACGTGGACAAGCA